GCGGCTTGGAAAAGGAAAACGTACCTTATACCGGTATGCCAAGAGTTATCTGGAAGCATCGGCGTGGGCGGATAAGTTCCACAAGGAAGATGGCGGCAATTATGAATTTTACAAAGTCTTGTGCCTGTGCCGGAAACCGAAGGAAGCCGGGACATTTCCAAGCTTCTCAGCAGAGGTAAAGCAGGTGATCCTTAATATCTGGTTCAATAAGGATTTTGCCAGGAATCAGGGGACAAGGGAAATGCTTTATACAAAGCTTCAGGCGGTGGCTTCGGTTAACGGATGGGAAAGGATCCCATCGTATCAGTCGGTTGCACGGTATATCGCCCATATCATGTCAGACGAAGGAATGCGGAATGCATGGTATCTGGCAAGTCGGGGCGAACGTGAATATAAGAATAAAGTCATGGTCAAGGGCGAGCGTAATACACACGATCTCAAGGTGATGCAGGTGGTCATGGGCGACGAGCATACCTTCGACTGCTGGGTTGCCTATGAGAATCCAAACGGTAAGGTCACAGCGATCAAGCCGCATCTGGCAGCATGGGTGGATATCCGGAGCAGGATGATCATTGGAGATGTGATGTGTAAGGACGCCAACAGTGATGTCCTGAAGGAATCACTGTTGAAGATGATCTATCACGATGCGGAGAGTGTACCGGAATACATCTACATAGACAACGGTAAAGATTATACAGCTAAGAACATGACCGGATACGACAGAAATGACCGCCAGAGGACAGGCTTTGATGATGCCACAGTGGGATTTTACAAGTCAATCGGCATTCAGGACTATCACAGAGCTTTGCCTTATTACGCTTGGACGAAAGGACAGATCGAGCGATTCTTCGGTACTGTGTGCAAGAGATTTTCCAAATGGTTTACAAGCTATACCGGAACACTGACCGGTTCCAAGACATTTGCCAAGGTGGAAAAGGACATTGATGGAATGCTGGAGCGCGGCGAACTGCTGACGATGGACGAGTTTTATAAGGCGTGGACAAATTGGCTGCAGAACGAGTACATGGTCAAGCAGAGCGGGGCACTGAAACGTCAGGGAGAGAAATACACGACACCGAAAAGCTGTTTCGACAATGAAGAGAGATATTATAAGGCAGCTCCACCAAAGAGTTATGCAACGATCCTGATGATGAAATCAGAGCACAAATTTGTTTATAACGTTGGAATCAAGCTTGGTGGATACACCTATCGGTCGGATGAACTCTGTACCTACATTAATGATTATGTGGATGTCAAATATGATCCGCATGACATGGCGACCATTTATGTATTCCGGAACGGAAAACAGGTTTGCGAAGCCTATTCACAGGAACTTCTGGTATTCGCTTCTGAGAATGGCGTGGAACAGAAAGCCCTTAAGGAACATCTGGCACGGCAGAAGCGTCAGATTGCGGCTGACCGTAAACGTCTCGAAGATGCAAATGTACCATTTACGGAGATTAACGATCAGTACAAAGGCTTTAATGAAACAACAGGCGGCATCGATCTGATGATCGGTAAGAAGTCCAAGAAAAAGGACAATGTTGTGCAGATGCCGGTGGATAACACCTATAAAAATGGATTCCGTGGCGGAAAACAGCAGACAGAACAGCCGGAGGAAAATGAATACATGGCGCGTAAGGCAGAAGAAGCATTGAAAGCACTGCGTGCGTTATAATCAGAATTTTTGTCACAAAAAAACGAGAAAGGATGGGAAATTTTATGGAGGCATTAAAGACATATACACAGGAGAAAACACTTGCGGAGCGTGTGAATGACATTTTGGCGGAGATCAAAATGACAAAACAGGAGCTGGCAATGCAGCTTAACATTTCAAGATCTGCAGTGAGCCAGTACCTGAATGGTAAATACAGTTCCAACCCGGAAGCAATCGAGGCGAGACTGAGAGATTTCGTTTCAAGCTACGATAGGGGCGATGATGTCGTGGAACGACCGGAAGCATTTTTAAACCGTGACAGCGAAGTGGTTGGCAGTGTGAAGCCTAAGATTGAGAACTTTGAATCCACAGATTACGTGCAGATCATCGGTGTGTGCCGGAGCTGCCAGGAAGATATGGCACTGGGAATCATCGTTGCAAAATCCGGTTATGGCAAGACACATGCCCTGCGGAAATATGCCACCATGCCGCGCGTCATTTATATAGAAGGAAATGAAACAATGAACTGCAAGGATATCATCCGCAGGATCGAGGGCAAGATTGGAATGCAGCGGAGCTATGGCAGTATTGATGAACGCACAGAAAAGATCATTGAGTTTTTTAATATCAATCAGGGATATCTCATCATCATGGATGAAGCGGACAAGCTTATTAATAAGTACACTCAGAAAAAGATCGAGCTGCTCCGCAACATTACCGATGGCGCACATGTTGGTCTGGTGCTTGCCGGAGAACCTATCCTTGAATCACTTCTCAAGACGTATGATGCTCGTTTTGCCAACAGGATGGATTTTTACTATAAACTCCGTGGTCTGTCGGTGGAAGAAGTCAGGGACTATCTGGAAGGATACGACATCGAGGACGGTGCGATGGAGGAGTTCATCAGCCGGGCACGGAATACACAGACCGGATGCTTCCGACTGTTGGACAGAACCCTGAACAATGTGATCCGCATCCTGAAAGACAGCGGTCAGACAAAAGTAACTATGAAGGTAATCAGTCAGGCATCGAACATGATGATGCTGTAAAAGGACGGTGAGCCTATGAAAAAAGGAATTTTAACACTGATCATGGCATTAGTTGTTGCGGTGCAGCCGGTGACGACATCGGGAGAACCGGAACAGGATGTTGAGCCGGATCGCATGGAAGAAACAACAGTGGAGGTGCAGGGACAAGTGGAGATTAGCAGTGTAAATGGGATTAATATCTTTAAACTGCCGGAAGAAACGGATATTCCGGAAGAATACCAGAACTACTGTATAGAAATCGGAAAGCAGTATCACATCTGCCCGGAACTTTTAATGGCGATGATCGAACAGGAGAGCTCCGGCAGGGCAGACGTTGTGAATGAGACTGGAGACACAGGACTTTTACAGGTAAATCCAAAGTGGCATAAGGAACGGATGGAGAGGCTTGGAGTGTCGGATCTGACAGATCCATATTCGAACATTCTCGTGGCAGCGGATTATCTGGAAGAGCTGTTTCAGGAAAGCGACGGCGACATTTATCTGGTGCTCATGAAATATAACATGAAACACGGAAGGGCAGAGGAGCTGTTCTATAAAGGAAAGTTTTCAGAGTATTCCGTTCTGGTGGAGCACAGGGCAAGGGAACTGCAGGAGCTGCACGGCATTAAGGGAGGCAGGTCATGATAAGGAGAATATTAATCGAGATGGAAGCAGAAGGCTCAGAAGCACTTTTACCGGAGATAATGAGAATGGTCATGCAGCATATGGATATGAATGAGCGATTCAAAATCGACCAGAGCATCATGCCGGATATTCTTCCCGGAAAAAATTCCGGGATAAAGATACCGGAATATGTGCAGCGCGGAATGACACTACGCGAAGAGGGTGTGCAGGAAAATCTGCTTTTTAATGGAAGGAGTGTGGCAGACAATGGCTAGTCCTACAATCAGAATGCTATGGGGAATCGCAAAGTCCCCGGAACTTGGAATGACGGATGAGGAACTTCACCTGCTTGTACTCTCGCACACCGGAAAAGACAGTATCAAACAGTTGAATAAAAGGGAACTGGGTGTGATGGTCTCTGTGCTTGCAGGGATGAAAGATTCCAGTACAAAGGGCGCAAAGAAACGGAAACACCAGACCGGGAACCCTGCAACAGTCAACCAGAGGAAGAAAGTATATAAGCTTGCAGAGGAACTTGGTTGGACAAAGAAAGCGAGGATCAACGGCTTCTGCAGGAGAATGTTTGGTGTGGAAAGTGTGGACTGGCTGAATTACATGCAGTGTTCAGACCTGATCGAAGCATTAAAGAGCATGGTGGAAAGGATGGAAAAAGAGGATGGAAAATGACAAGGAATTGCTAATGCGGCAGCCGGATGGGACGGAAGTGGAATTTGAAAAAGCTATTGTGGTCAATCTGCAGGGGAAATATGATGCGTCCGTACACTTTTTTAATTGTGAAGCAGAGGATTTCCTGAGTGCCGCATATGCAGTGCTTACTATTTTGGACAAGTTTGGAATAAAAGACGAATTTCTCAGCCGGTACGATGAAAATTCCTCAAATTGTAAAATCTATGGAGGAAGATACAATGGCGGAGATGAAGATTGTCCGGAATGAGAAAGGCGTATTTTTGGAATTCAAGGATGCGGATATGACGGACCGTGCAGTGATGTGTGGTGCACTCCAGCAGACCATCGGACTGGAAGCTTATAAGCGCGGCATGAGCATGGATGATGTGAGGGATAACATGCTGGAACTGCATCTTAAGGCAATGGAGCAGTTGAAAGAACAGGCAGACAGAGAGGAGAGCGGAAATGGCAGCTAAGAAAAAGAGAATGACACAGAAGGAGAAGGATTTCAACAGAAAGTATAAGAAAGAACTGCAGGAGAAAGGGCTGATCCCTCCAGATAAAAAGAGACTGAACAGGAAAAAGTTCATAGAGGAAGCAGTGAGTGAATGGAATGACAGGGATTCAGACTGTTATATATGGGATTTCTATCTTATGAGAGCTGTTGGATATATGACAGCACAGGTAGGGCGGAATTTGAACCCGACACCGGAAGCGGTCGGAGTTGCAAAGCTGTTAAAGGCAGCCATGAAACTGAAGGAGTTCCAGGACAAGATCAAAAGTGAGGGGCGCGAGGATTACACGATTACAGAGGAATATGAGTATATCAAGGAAGTCCTCAAAATGTAGGAGGTGAGGAAATGCGAAAGAATGTCTATTATTGTGACCGCTGTGGATGTCAGTTGGAAGATTCCGGTACCAAGATCGTGCCACATTACTTTGACTTTATTACCGAAGATCTGACAGTACCGATAAATAAGGACATGGAAAACAGACACTATTGCATTGACTGTACCATGGAAGCATTGGAGTTTCTGGAACCGAAAAAGAAGCCAGAAAAGAAGCTGGAAGAAAATGCACAGAAAAAACCTTTGGATTCCGGAAAAGTCATGGCACTGCATAACGTTGGATGGGATATTGCCAAGATTGCGGATGAGCTGGGTGTAAGAGAATGGCAGGTTTACATGTGTATTTATTATCAGGAGAACAAAAAGAGTCTGACACAGGAGGAAAATCATGAGTGAGAGATATAAAAAACTGACAAGCCACGGAGCAATCAGCATTCCGGTGGCAATGAGAAGAGATATCGGACTGCAGGGCGGAGATCCTATGCAGGTATCACAGGAAGGCGGCAGGATCATCATTGAGTCATATGTTCCACGCTGCGGTTTCTGTGGGGGAACAGAAAAAG